TTCACGTCGTGATAATTCATATTATCAATTTTCGCACACTAACAAGTACTAATATATAACAAGTACTAATATATAACAATATGGTGCTACGCACACTAACCAACAACAATCTAGAGCCTACCGGCACTAACTAATAATAATTACTAATAGATAACTATACAGTAATCATAGTTAGAAGAATAAGAGAGGTAAAAAACATGAAAAAACTATTTAGCTGGCTATGGAGCAAGAAGCAACAAGAACCAGAATATTTCTTTGAGCCAGTATGGACACCATACGAAGAAAACGAGCGCAAATATGAAGCTCGTCAAAAACGTGAGCGTGATCTTTTGGCTAAATACGGAAACCGATAATATTACCATCTTCAATCCGTAGCCACGGCTCACCGTGGAGTGTAACTTATACCTTTCCCCAAAAAAATCTTTACTAAATTACTTTTTTCCTAATTTTCCCATTCATAAGTCTAATAAAACATTGAAAAACATGACACGGTGGGCGATGGGTGCGGGTTGAAGCACTAAAAAAAGCACAGGTAAGGGCCTGTGCAAGAAAAAACATCTATACAAGGAGTATACCATGAAAACATCTAAAATTACAACACTTTCAGCAATTGCGTTAGCCACAGCGTTCCTCGGTGGTGCAGTAGTTCACGCTGACGAAGCACAATCAACTAGCAATGTTTACACAGAAGTAGCTGGGAAAATCACAGTAACACCAATTCAACAAACTGAACAGCTTACTGCAGCAGTTGATAATGCTAAGGCTGCCGGTGTAAATGTCGAAACTGGTAATACAGTTAACAACCTTACTCAAAATCAGGCACAAGCAGCAATGAATGAAAAAGCTAACGAAATTAATTCAGTGGTTAGCCAATACACTGCAGACAAACAAGCTTATGCAGACGCTCAAGCTAAATATGAATCTGACAAAGCTAAATACGTTGAAGACAAGGCTGCTTACGAAAAGAACATGGCGGAAGCGGAAGAAAACACCAAGAAAGAAGGGAATCTTTCAGAGGTTGCTGAGCAAGATTTGGTATACAACAATGCCAGCGAACCAAACGCAACTCATGAAGTCGTAAAAGGCAACGTGGTTGATGAAAAGGAAGTGCAAGACGCTGCTAAAGCTGCGGAAGTGGGGGACAAAGATTATTTGGTTAACACTGTTCTCAATCCAGATAGCGAGTTTATCAACGGTGGTACTTATGTAGCCCTAAAAGCTGGCGAAACTACAACAGTACGCTATGAAGGGCTTGAAAACAGCACCTACAATGGTCAAAAGATTGCAGCCGTAGAATACGACTACACACCAGACGTTGACACGTATGCGATTTTGTACAATGACCCAACAATTACAATCGGTCTCATGAATTTCAGCAAAGCTATTGACGTAGCTACTAACGTCCGTTTCTACGACGCTAACAAGCAGCTAATCACACTTACAAAAGACGCTTTGTTTGGGTTCAATTCTCTTAACCGTGGCAAAGGCGAACTCTACGATGACAAGATTGAGTATGTTTCAAACGAAGCAGGCTTTATCACAATCAATGGGTCAACAATCGTAAACCACGAAGGGAATAAAGCATACGCTGATAGCTCAAACGATGAAGGTGTTATCGGTGAGTGGGACAACTTTGACAGCCCTAACTTTTACAAGGGCGGCATCGTTGGGCTTACCAAAGATGGAAAAATGAGTTTCCACTTCGGAAATGATGGCCGTGTTTGGCAATGGTTCGCTATCAACTCAACAATTCCAGTGTCAACACTTCCAGTCAAACCAGTCGAACCTGTAGCACCAACTATCGAAGAACCAGCAGCACCAACTGTTAAAGTCGACAAATACGAAAACATTTCAGCTACACCAGTTGAAACACCAACGGACGAAACACCAGAGTTTAACGGTGGTATCGTTCCGCTGGACCCTCCTACAGTGGAAATCCCAGAGTTTCAAGGTGGTATTCCGGGCATTCCAGAAGTGCATGAGAAGCCAGAATTTAACGGCGGCATCCCCGGTATTCCAGAAGTACACGAAAAACCTGAGTTCGAAGGTGGAGTAGTGCCACTTGATCCACCAGTCGTTGAAATTCCAGAGCTTATCATCGATATCCCAGAGGAACCAACTAAACCAACACCAGAAAAACCAGTGACACCGAAAGAAGTACCTAGCAAGCCCGTAGACGCACCGAAAGTGAAAGAGGTAGAAATTACCGAGGTCGTTTATAAAAACGATTCTGAGCCAAAAGAAGTGGCAAATACAGCCATTTACGGTGGTGTTCTACCAAACACTGGTGAAAAAGAAGGTATTGCTAGCACTCTTGGATTGGTAGTAATTGCAGCCGGTATCACTGGGCTTACTCTTGGATTTAAGAAACGCAACGAAGGTGAGGAAGAATAATCATGAAAGAAAATAACAAACAAGTCGTATTTTATAGCGCTGAAAAAGATGGGTTCCTTGAAAGTTACAAGGACAAAGGAAGCCTAGTGTTTACAGCAGTATTTACTGATCGCTTGGAGAAAGCGCTATTCTTGCCGCTTGAACCGTACGAAGAACAAAAAAACGAACTTGATAAACTTGCCGAAGCGTTTGGCTGCGAAGTGCTTATCGTAGAAGCTGAATATAACGTAACTAAACTTGACGGTTCGGACTTTGAACGAACGGAGCGTGAACCAAGCTTGGAAGACGGTTTAAAAACACTTATGGAATTGTTTGCGAAGAATAATTAAATAATTAGAAGTGGTGGGAGGGTAGGCATTAAACATGGAACAAGAAATTTACAACGTTGAAAATCGTTGGCGGAACAAGTACATGAATTTAGGGCGAGAGCTAGGCGAGATTATCAATAGTCAGCAAGACAGAATCTTGTCATTGTCTCACGAAAACAACAAGCTCAAACGGGAGCTTTGGCACCTAAAAAAGTCGAAGGGCAGAAAACGGCTCTAAAATCGCTTGTAACCGTCCTAAATAATCTGGTGGCACAATTACACTAGACAAACGGAAAAACGGCAAATAACCCCCAAAATTTGAGAATTAGGGGCATTTAAAAAGGATATGACATGGAAGTAATGACATTCACAGAGTTGCAGCAAAAAATGCAACTTGAAAAAAAGAAAGAAGGTACAGCCAAGTACGCTTCAAGGCACGTCGAGGACATTTACGACGCCTTTAAGAGTTTGAAATCAAACTGGAGCGTTGTCGTCAACTATGACCTAGTCGAATTTTCTGGCAAGACTTTCATCAAGGCTATTGCAACGGCGTCTAACCGAGAGGAAAAAGAGCAAGCAGTAGCTTTCGCAGAATTGTCCCCGGTACCTATTTTGAAAACTCGTAACGGTGATCTAAAACAAATGAACGAGCCACAATGGGTGGGAGCCGTGCAATCATACGCCGGCAAGTACGCCTTGCAAGCACTATTTGCAATCGGTGAGGAAGATGTGGACCATTTTGAAGTGGCAGAGGAAAGTTTGAAACCAAACCAACCTCACAACCATCAACCACATCAAAATCAGCAACCGCAACAAGCACAACCCCAACAACAAAGCAACTCACAACCTAACTTCATTAGCAACGAACAACATGACGCAATCATGCAGCAAATCAATGAGTTAGCTCTAATTACTGGTCAATCAGTTGAAACAGTAGCGAACTACTACTTGAAAAAGTACAAACTCAACGTTTTTTCTGAATTGCTAGTGCCGGGATTCGACGTGGTGACTAACGACATTCAAACACAGATTAACAATCGAAAGGGATAAAAATGAAGGACGTAACGAACAACGCAACAAATAATTTCTTGGAAACCATCGAGCCGGTCTATACGCCGGGGACAATTAACTTTGATTTCGAAGCATTTGACAAAGCTATCCAAGCGGCAGTTAGCGAGCTATCAGACGAACAATTGGACCAGCTTGAATATGACGTGGTCTTAAAAGAAATTACTCGTTTCAAAGGGCTTGGCGACAAACTCGATGCCAAGCGTAAAGAAATTGGCAGAATCTACAAAGACCCACTCACTGAGTTTGAATCTAAACTAGCGACCTCGCTAGAGCCATTGGAGGCACTCCTTGAAAAGCTACGTGCTAAACGTGATGAAGTCAAAGAACACAAAAAAATGCTGCGAATTGACCACGTTAGATCAGTCTTTGAAAGCAAATGCGAGCTGGCAGGACTAGACAAGGACACATTCAAGGACAAGTACGAGAGCTTTTCTAAGGTCGGGGATTTCATGGATAAGAAGATGAAGCTCAAAAAAGCGACAGAAGAAGAAATCGACGCTCTTGTTTTGGCTGAGTATGACCGTCTTGAAGAATACAAGGCTAACGTGGGCATGATTGAAGAACAAGCCCTTGACTATGAGCTACCGGCTGAGCCATACACTAGAGCGCTGCAGAATGACACACCTCTAGTTGAAATCTTGCAGCAAATGAAAAAAGACCGGGATGCAGCCGTTGAGCGTAAGCAACAAGCAGAAGCCAAGGCGAAAGCAGAAGCGGCACGCCTAGCAGAGATTGAAGCAATGGCTAAGCAATCAGCAAGCGAGGGAATTAAAGCAGTCGACGCTGAAACCGGCGAGGTTATCGAAGACACTAAACCCGTCGAAGAAGTGCCTAGCAAGCCTGCTGAACCATACAAGGTCAATCTTGCTCTTACGTTCCATGGTGGTGAAAACCAATGGCATCAATTCGCTAAGCTGTTGGATGATAACTTTGTAAATTACGAAATTCTAGGAGAAAATCAATGATCAATTCGACTGTGCTAGTTGGGCGCCTTACCCGTGACCCCGAACTAAAATACACAACCAGTAACATCGCAGTGGCCACATTTAGTCTAGCTGTTAACCGCAACTTCAAGGACGCTAACGGTGAACGTGAAACAGACTTTATTAACTGTGTGATCTGGCGTCAGCAAGCCGAGAATTTAGCTAACTGGGTTAAAAAAGGCGCTTTGATTGGAATTACTGGACGCATTCAGACTCGTAGCTATGAGAATCAGCAAGGTCAACGTGTTTACGTAACTGAAGTTGTCGCTGAGAACTTCCAAATGTTAGAAAGTCGTGCGGCGCGTGAAGGCAGTAATGCTAACCAAGGCAACACGTCGGGAGCGTTTGGCATTGACAACGGCTATGCTGGGCCTTATGGTCAGCAAGCACCGCAACAGCAAGGGCCAAACTTTGCAAGGGATAGCAACCCATACGGGAACTCAAACCCTATGGATATCAGTGATGATATGTTGCCATTCTAATTTGGTGAAAACATGAAAATGATTTTAAATATCGAGCCTAAACCGCAAACAAGGCCACGATTTAGCAAATTCGGGACTTATGAAGACCCTAAAATGAAGGCTTGGCGTCGTCAATGTTCGCAACTTATCGAGCAAGAATATGACGGGCAATTCTTTGACGGCCCGATTATGGTTGACGTCACCTTTTATATGAAAGCCCCGCTGAATGTTTCAAGAAAGCCCACGCCAAAAGCTAGAGCTAAAACGTGGGATACATTCAAGCGGTTCACGGCTGAAACGCTTTGGCATGCAAAAACTCCAGACGTTGATAATCTGGTCAAATCGCTCTTTGACAGTATTTCAAAATCCGGTTACAACAAAGTTGATAAGAAGGGTATCGTCTGGACGGATGACAGTATTGTTTGCGATTTAAGAGCTCGCAAGAAGTACAGTCCTAACCCACGCATTGAATTTGAAATCAAGGAGCTCGAATGAATAGCAAATACAAGGACAATCTGGTTGGTGTATATGCACCGGGCAACTATGGACATACTAGCGTATTAGATCAGACACAAGAATTTTCGAGATGGTTTTGGTCTAATCGTGAGGATATGGAACTTAGGTTTTCAGAGACGGGCCGGAACCGATAACTATGGGAGTTAAAAAAACTATGACAAATATTAGACTGCAAAATCCATACATGGATGAAACCATCAAGGTGAAAGAAGATCTCGAACGTATTCTGGACATGCTGGAATGGCTCGAGGTAGGCAATATACAATGTCTTCAGTTACATCAAATTGAACCAAAAGATAGGATGATTACTATCAGCCCTAAGAATTTCGCAAAGATTGATTATTACGAAGAGGAAGTGGAAGATGAAAATTAAAAATTATAAAAACACACCTAATAAGATCAGTTACACTGCATGCTATGATTGCCTTGAAATGGAAATCATTCATGAACGTACAGAGTTTGGTGTCCGCACCACAGATATCGAAGATTTTCTAGAAAAAGTGTCTATGTATAGCTATGAAGATGCAGACGCAATCGAAGCCTTCAAAGATTTTCAAAATAATTTAGTGCTCGAAGATGTCGAGTTTGAAATCGAGACTGCTGAGGAAACGAAAAAATGAAATACAAAGTTACCGTTTATTACGACAATATGCTATATAGTGAGCATATTTTCAGCAACAAGAATGACGCTATCAACGAGCTACATCGTTTGAGAGGTGTTAAGTATCGCAATTCTAGGATGTATACAGTGGAGATGGTGGAAGTTAGCAATGGCTAAATTTATTAGAGTTACAAACATCGCGCAAGGAATCGATATGGACACGATTTTAAATGTCGATGATATCGGGCACATCTCTATTGGCCCTAACATAATTTTTGTGAAAACACCGTTCGCAGACGGGACAAATCGGATTTATGTGAGAACCGAAACGATTGAGCAGTTAGAAAAGATTTTGCTGGGAGAGGAAAATGATGATTAGAACGAAGTGGTTAGAGGTTGAATATGGATTTACCAATTACCAAAATATCGACGATTTGATTAATGGGTTTATCGAAGAGAATCCACAAATTGAAATCATTGATATCAAATATCAGTCAAATGTCTCCAGCGTGGCCGACAGTGGTGTTAGTGCTACATATTACCATACATCAGCACTGATTATTTACAAGGAGAACTAACGATGATGAATAAGGATGAAGCAGTACAGAAACTAGCAACAGCGGGACGCCTTTCAATAGCTCATGCAGAAGACCTATATGATTCTTTTTTCCCTAAACCAGTAGTGCCTCAATACGTGGCGGATTGGTATGAGGGGAATAAACGAAATCTTGACTTAAATTTGTGCGGTTTAGTATACGACCTTGCCATGAATTCAACGGATTGCTATCGGGAAGAATTTAAACCGTGGGCGGAGGGTAATAAAAAAACGTTTATCACAACCCTCGTAAACATGCACCAGTTTGGGTATGAGGTCGAGAAAGAGGCTAGATATATAGTCAAATTCAAAGGAGTTTATGGCGACGCTAGATATTTGAATCACGAGATTGACGGCAATTGGTATATCAATAGCAGACAGGAGACACATCAGTTTCGAGTGGCCCACACCCGCAAAGAACTTGAAGCTAACGGTTTTGATTGGGTATTTTCTTGTGAGGGAGTAGAGGTTAAAGAAGTTGAATGAAGAATGGAAAACGATTTTAGAAGCACCCGATTACGAAGTGTCTGAAAATGGCGAATTTAGGAACAAGATAACCAAAAAGAGTGTAAGAACAAGAATTGTGAAACGCCATGGGTATGTACTAATAAATCTTCAAGTCGGGACAAAAGGAAAAAGGAAACAAAAAACATTTAGAGCTCATAGATTAGTTGCTAAAGCCTTTATACCAAATCCAGACAATTTACCTCAAGTAGACCATATCAATGGGGTCAAAACAGATAATTGCGTAAAAAACTTAGAGTGGGTAACGGGTTTGGAAAACACAAGAAGGGCCTACCGAAACGGATTAGCCAAACTGTCAAGCGGTAAACACATGCAGGAGATGACAGAAAAAACTAAGAAAGCTTGCGTCATAGTAGATATTTTGGAATCAAAAAAATATCTTTTCGAAACACGACGAGAAGCGAGTGCATTTTTTGGGAAAAGTCCATCGTGGGCGACAACTTTAATAAAAACCGGAATTGGTAGCAAGGGGAGATATTATGGATATGATGTTTAATAAGTGGGTGTTTGACTGCCCAGGCGTGGAAGTGAAAGAGGTGGAGTGATGGTAAGACTCGTATTTATCTCAGAATCCGAAGAACCGACAAAGGACGGGTTTGCTGAGCTTATCGATAAAATCAACCACTGGGCAGATAGCCGTGGATTAAAGCAAGCTGACCCTAATATTCAGTGGATGCGTATCACGGAAGAGGTCGGTGAGATTCGGGATGTACTCTTGAAAC